CAAAACGGTAGGAAAAATTCCTACCAATGTGCCTACCAATGTGCCTACCAATGTGCCTACCAATGTGCCTGACAATAATAAACTAAACAAAACAAAACTAAACAAAACAAATAATACAAATAATACAAGGGGGGATTTTTTTGAAAATCAAAAATTCGATTTGGAATATTTTGTCGCATCAGGTTATGATAGCCTTGCAAACTTACCAACAAAATTGAAAACGGTTTTGAATGATTTTTTGATTTTCCGCGCGGCTTCAAAACATGGCGCGATAAAATCGGGCGAGCAGGTCGTTGGCATTGTTCGACAGCTAATGTTGTTCACTCCGGACATTGACGCGCAAATTTTTATTTTGCAGACCGCTATTGCTAACGGTTGGAAGAACATAGTTTGCGAATTACCAAAAGATTTTAAATCGAATTTGCCGCGAAAAAGCACAAGCACAGGTAGCATTTCTTCAAATGATAAATATTTAGAATACGAACAAAAACAAAAAACAAATTAACATGGGAACAAAAAAACAACCGGAGCAATTAGCGACAACGCTTGATAACTTAGAGCAGTACGGTACACCGGAAGCGATAGAGGCGCGATGGGATAAGGCAGCAGCGAAGTTTGCCAACAGAGGCAATTCATCACAACAAGAGCTAACAGACTTTCAAAAATCGTACTTCGCAGAAGTTAATCGAGATGACAGGTCTTACAGCTTCGATTCTATCCTTTCCGATATTCAGCGAGGAGGAGTAAAGAAAAAATTTGCTCCATATCCGCATTTAGAGCTTATAGAAGGCAAAAAGTTATTCAAAGCGTGCATAGAGAGGGAAACGGGTAAACTCTTTCTTATAGAGCCTGAAAATAGGCTCAAATACGAACAGCTTGTAAAATACTTCTTAGGCATCGAGCAGGAAGGTATATCTTTGAACAAAGGAATATATCTTTTTGGGGCTGTTGGACGAGGCAAAACAATGATTATGAACGCTTTACGATTGATGTGTTCAATAATTGAACATAGACTGGATAATGCAGGGCTTGAATTTACCCGAAGAAGTTTCATCGTTAAAAACGCTAAAACAATAGTTGGCGAACTTGCCGAGAGCAAGTCCGCTGCCGTTATGAAGCGGTACTACTCGGACGTGTATTGTATTGACGACTTAGGTACAGAGGAGCAGTTCAAGCATTACGGAAACGATATTGATGTTGTTGGGGATATTATCATTGAACGTTACCAACGATACCAGCAGACCGGGCAAATAACCCATGCCACAAGTAACATCCTGCCTTCGGAATGGAAGGATAAATATGGGGATAGAGTCGAAAGCCGTATGAAGGAGATGTTCAACTGTATAATTTTACTTGGGGCAGATAAAAGAAAATAATGTGAAAACAAAAAAAGGGGAGTGATTAACTCCCCTTAGCCGGCTTATCTACAATAGTAGAAATTAAAAAGAGTACATATTTTGTTCTTGTTTTTGCTTTTTTTCTTTCAATGTTTCAGGCAATACCATTCCTTTTATTTTTGCGTAAGCACGGTTTAATGCTTCCCAGTCCTTATCATGTACAAACTCTAAGTGCATAGTTCCCTTTTTAAAGAATTTAAAATTGAATAATCCGCTCTCATACCACCTATTTGTTTCAAGCCTATTAGCATTTTTAAAATCATTAAAAGTTTTAATAGGTGTCGGCATTGTGTCATAGTTGTAGCCCTGAATATAGCATATAGCCTTAATTAAGTCCAATAAGTCATCTTGGTATCTTCCATAATTCAATATGAATTTACAGCCGGAATACCAATCTTCATAATTCACCATATAAGGCACTATGAATTTTTGCGCCAACAAATGGCTTTCGTTTGTTTTCCAACCCTCAACACTATATCTGTTTTCGTGCGTGTGTTTTGTATAATTTTCAACAGCTTCACAAATTGCCCTGTTCATTGTATGTTCTCTTGTTCCAAATATTATTTCAATCATTTTGTACACATTCCTCATAGTGAACGGGTAATGATGTCTTGATTGAATGAATTTGTTTAAATCTTCTCTTACTCCTCTTGTAACGTACTTTTGCACATTCATCTCTTCAAATACCAAATTCCAGCATCTAATTTGCAAGGCTTTTGAAAACTCAATTTTTGTTTTTACTTCGTTTGAGTAGCTAATTTTAAATGAAAATCCATCGCCAAAATTCACTCCTTTTGCAAGCGTTGAAAGTTCTTGTGCTGCCTCTTCAAACTTGTCCCAGCATTTTACAGCTCCAACATAAGTATTAACTATTGAACGAATACGATTATAGGGCATTACTCCGCTCGCATTACTGCCTAAATCATCATCGGTATAATAGAAGCCATCCCAATTAAAATCTTCGCTCACAATCGGCTTGAATAGTCTTACAAGCCCAACCTCAACGCCTGTTTTTCGTTCTGCATTAGTAAAACAATCGCCCAAATTTTCAGATGCCCCGTAATTTTCAATAAGTTCCCCTAATTCGCCCCTACTCCTGTAATACCTGTTATTAACCGTTTCCCAATTACAAAGGCTTACAATTTCGCATCCTTCCGGTGCAATATTCCAAGCGTGTAATATATGTTTATCTGCATTGCTAAAAGGTGGGTTCATTACTATAAGTTGTACGTGGCTTATTTGTTCGCTTGTAACACTTAAAAAATCGCTACCTATTACAGTAGCCTTATTAGCTACTATTGTTCGCAAATCATCGTTAAGCTCACAAGCCAATACTTCTGCTGCTCCATACTCTTTCAAGTAGTCCACAATGTCGCCTTTCCCGGCTTGTGGTTCAAGACAAATTTTGCCAGTGCAATCTAATTGCATTTGGTCTATAACATTTCTTGGCGTTGGATAAAATTCTGAATTAAACATCTTTACCTCCTTTTTTTATGTCAATTAGTAAATCGGCAAATTTCGTTTCAAGCTCAAATAGGTTGTCTGTTTCTTTTGCCGTTTCAGTTAAATCTCAACGCCTCGTACATTAACAAGCGCATCAATATACTTTTTGCGTATTTAGGCCGCTTGTTGTTCGGCAATACCCAATGCTCTTAGCAGTAGGCTTAGTTCTTCGTGTGTTAATTTTAATGTTTTCATTTCATTTCTTTTGTTTTAATTGTTTTAAAAATGACAATGCAAAAGTAAAAATAAAAACGAAAATAAAAATACTATGTTGCATTTTTAACATATTTAGTTTTTCATTATTTTTAATCAAATATGCCGAAACCATTACACAGCAACAATTACAGCCATGTCTAACCTAAATAAATATTTATTTTACTAAATTGTCTTTTAACAAAGCAACGAAGAAAAACAAGCACGACCTTTACATTAAAGGGGAACTATTTGAAAAAAGAATTGAAAGAATTGAATAGTTTTTATTTACTATTTTTGCCGTATGGCAAAACCTCGTATCACTTCCGAACTATTTAGAGAGTTGTTATTCAATGAGTTAAATAAAGAAAGTTCGCATTCGAGTTCAAAATCGAACTTCTATGAACACATACGAACTACATACTCAATAGCCAAGCAACGTTCATTACAGCTATACGATATATATTATCACGAATGGGCGGCTATTAGAAGGAAAGAAGTAACGTCCGCTACTGTAACCAAAGCTAAAGAAGATGCAGAAAAGGGATTGAAAAGCAAAGAGCAAAGAATGTTAGACATTCAAGAATTACTGTATAAAGGAGAACATGAAGAGGTTGTGATGAACATCATTAGTGGAAGAGCAAGAAAATATAAAAGGAAGTTATCGCCTAAAGAGATACAGATGCTTCATGCTGAATTGTCTAAGATGGACGGTTCTTATGCCGCGATAAAACAAGATGTGGCTATTAAGGAGTTGCCGCCAGCCGCAATAATTAACTTCGATGGAAGCAAGATAGAGATATTACAATAACATCAATGCGCGTACCACATACAGACTTTTGTATAGCCGGAGAAAAATCAAACCCAAAGCAAATTGAATTTCTTTGTAACGCATTAAACCCGAAATGGTACAGATATTTTGCTTATGGTGGGGCAATACGCGGAGGGAAGTCTTATGTAGTATTATTCATATTACATCAATTATGCTTAAAATTCCCAAAATCAAAATGGGTTATTGTAAGAGCCTCTTTACCCGACTTGAAAAAAACCACAATCCCTTCATTCAAAAAACTAATAGACACTCCGCATTATGGCACATGGAACAACTCTGTTCCGATTACATTCAAGTACAACAACGGTAGCGAATTATTATTTATACCTGAAAGTATCGCAATAGACCCCGACCTTAATGCGTTTTTAGGGCTTGAATGTAACGGACTATTTTTGGAACAAATGGAAGAACTATCCAAGAAGATGTGGGAAATGGCATTGCAGCGTTCAGGTTCACTATACATTGACCCAATGCCACCTGCGTACATATTCACAACATTCAACCCAAATCAAGGGTTTAGCAAAGAACTATTCCATGTGCCATATATGAAGGGCGAACTTAAAGAACCATTCTACTATAAGCCTGCGCTCCCTAAAGACAATCCATTCGTTACAGATGACCAATGGACGGCATGGAATAATATGGCAGACAGATACCGGCAGCAATTCATAGAAGGAGATTGGAGCGATTTCACCGATAAGAATAGCCTTTGGGCTTTTGCTTTTGACAAGTCAAAGCACTTAGGGAAACCAGAACTAAATCGCAATCAAATAGTTTATTTATCCTTTGATTTTAATAAAAATCCAATTTGCTGCTCTGTTATTCAATGGTATGATAATAAGGTAAGAGTGCTTAGGACTATTAAATTATCAAATAGCGATATTTATGCTTTATGTACGCATATTAAAACATTGTACCCTAATTGCACTTATATGATAACAGGAGATGCAACCGGGAAAGCAGGCTCGGCATTAGTACGAGATAACATAAACTATTATACGATAATACAGAAGCAATTAGGCGTAACTTTACAGCAAATAAAAGTAGCTGCTGCGAACCCTCGATTAGAAGATAACCAAGTATTAGTCAATTCGTTGTTGTCGCATTACGATATTGAAATACATGAAGAACTTGCAGAAGGGTTAATATTTGATTTACAAAATGTGAAAATGTTGCCTGATGGGAGTATTGATAAGACCGACAGAAGCGACTTAACTAAGCAAGCAGATGCTTTAGATACTTTTCGCTATTTTTGCAATACATTTTTATCATTTTTCCTTAAAAGGATATAGTTTTAATAATTATTTTTGAACAAAATTATTGGCATGGCATTGATTAACGATTGCGTGAATTGCTTCACAGCTACTTTAGCAGCTTGCACTACAAGCATAACAATTAAAGCGCATCTTGAACCAAATACTATTTACACCTATCGAATTTGCGACAAGTTCAACAACAGATATTACCATGATGTAACAACCAATACAGACGGAGAGTTTACAATATTCACAAGCGACCACTTGAATGGTTTATTTACTCCTTATAGTGGGTCATTTAGAATTGAAGTTTTGAAAAATAATATGTGCGATATTCAGGCGCTTACATTGTGCGGAACTGAATACGATTGTATCATATTGGATTGCGAAAACGGCACATTAGAAAATCAAACAATCCCATGCTGCAATGAGTGAGTTATTGTTATTTTGCTTTTTTGTTTCTTTATTTTGTGTGGGGTTATTTACTGCCACAAATGGGCAAGGTATGATTTTAATTCCATTAGCAAGGTACTTAACTATTCACGTTTCAGAATTTGTAAGAAAGCCTATATTTGAATGTCTGCCTTGCATGAGCAGTATTTATACAATTATATTTTGGTGCGTTTTAATGCGCGCTAATTGGTTTATGCTTGTTCCTTGTATCTTTGTTGTGTGTGGGTTAAATACGTTATTTGCTTCACTAATTAAAAATTTATTCAATGAGTTGGAGAACTGATTTGGAAATGTTAGGGTGGACTTATGTAGGTTCATGCGGAACTTGTGGCGGCAATAAACATAGTTTCAGGCGTGGCAATGATACGCTTACAGCTTTTCCTAACATGAATTTATATGTATTTACCGAAAATGGGAAATTTAAAAACGGCACTATAAGCGGTCTGCCTTCTTTGATTGACGAACTAAACAAAAAAAAAAATGAAACTTCTGAATAAAATTTTTAAAAAAAAGGTAGAGTTTAAGGGGTCTAAGCAAGTTATTGAATTTGCATTTTCTGTTGGGGGCATTTATTATTACCAGCATACAGACGTTGCTAATATGCCGTATAAGAGAGGACTGAAAAGTGTTAGCGTGTATAATGAATTGCTAATGAAGTGCGACCTTAACTACTTAATTGCACACACAGAAGCCACAGAAAAAATACTGAATAAAGGAGGCTCGTCCTTGAATATTTTGTTCGAGGTAAAAAAATTAAACGCACAATTAAAAGAACGGCTTACATGGATATTCGATGAAGATTTGGTTTACAAACTCGCTTCAATTCGTTTTTTCGATAAAAATGAAAATCCGGAAGATTACGATTGGAAATATTGCCAAAAAAAAATCAAGCATTGGAAGCGGCACGAGGAAGCAGGGGCTTTTTTTTTGCGCGAGCCAATAGCGAGATTGATACCTTTTTTAAAAGAATTAGACGTGAATGTGGAGAGTTATTCGCAGGTTCAGAAGATGGCAAACGAGCAGCATTTGGAAAATATTTGTACGAATCTGTCGGAGAACCGGAAAGAGGAATTATTGAAACGTTCAGAGAACTTGTTTTGGGAGGAAACATTCAAGCAGAGATTAGCGTAAGTTCTATGAGTATATATGACTATTTGTTTCTATTGAACGAAACAATAGCAAGGAAAAGAAAAGAATTGAAAGACATTAACCACGATGGCAGAACAAGTAATATTAGAAATAGTACCGCAAGTAGTAGGGGAAGAAGCGATTGAGAATGAGATAAAAGGCGTAGGGGAAGCCGCGCAACAAGCGTTTAAAAAAGCAAACACAGAAAACGCTAAATACATAGAAACGATGCAGCGAATTGAAAAAACAGTTCGGGAGTTAGGTAGTGCGCAAGGGAAAACTGAAAATGAAATAAAAAAGACCTTAGAGCGGTTTCAAAAATTATCGCAAGTTATTAGCAAAGGAGCGATGGAGCAGGTTGCCATTGAAGCGGAGCAAGCAACGGCAGAATTTAAAGAGTTTGGTGCAAAAGTATTTGAGGTGGAAGGCAAAACGAAAAGCCTTAAAACAGAATTAAGAATACTCAAAACAGAACTTGCGGCAATGGAAGAAGCGGGACAAGATGGTTCTCAGCAATTCCAGGAAATGGCGTTACGTGCTGCTGAATTAGAAGACCAAATAGGCGATACGGCAGCAAGAATCAGAGCAATGGCGAGTGATACGTTTGCATTAGATGGAACTATTGAGGTGCTTGGAGGGGTTGCCGCAGCATATTCCGCAGCACAAGGCATACAAGGATTGTTTGGTGAGCAATCAGAAGATTTTCAAAAAACGCTTCTTAAAGTTCAATCTGCAACAGCATTAGTAACGGCATTGCAGCAGTTTCAGAACTTAGTTCAAAAGCAAAGCACAGCACAACTGTTAATCAATAACGGCATTGAAAAATTAGGTGCCGGAATTAAAAATGCATATTTGTTAGCTACTGGGAGGCTTACAGCAGCACAAGTATTACAGACATCAGCAACAAGAAGCGCAACAGCCGCCCAAACGCTGTTAAACAACGCCATGAAGGTTTCGCCCGTATTACTTATAGTTAGTGCGGTTGCAATGCTTGTTGGCTTATGGAGCAAATATGCGGACAAGCAGAAAGAAATATCGGAAATTGAAAGCGAACTATATGCCTTACGGTTGAAAGGGATTCAAGATAATATATCCAACGTGGATAAGTTCTACAAGCATCTAAATGATATAAATGAAACTCAAATTCGCATTGCAGAAATTCAAAAAAAGAACGAACTGCAAATATTCGATATGAGAGAGAAAGCTCTTGAACAAGAAGGAAGAGCCATTGATGTAAAAAGAAAATCATTAGGAATTGAAAGTGAAATAAGGCAACGATTGACGGCTGCTTATGATGCGTATTATGAAGCGATAGACAATGGGGAAGAATCCGCTAAGAAAGAAGCGCAATCGAGAATAACGCTATACGAGGGGCAGTTGAGTATGATTGAAGAGCTTGCCGCAAAGAGCGAAGAATTGGAAAATAAGAAATTGATATTAGCGGCAGAACGGGCAGAAAAAGAAAAGGAAATAGCGAAGAGAAGCGAAATGGCAAAAGCTGAAACGGCTGTGCTTATTGCAGCAGACGGGAGTAAAAAACAATTAGATGCAATTCTTGCTAAGATAAAAGTAGAATACAAGCAAGAGATAGACAATGCGAATTTAACGGCATCAGAAAAAACGAAAATATACATTGAATATTTGCGTAAAACAAGGAAAGCAGAACAAGACTTCTTTAAAATCGATAAGTTAGGCACTAAAAAACAGAGCCTCGAAGATATTTTCGGAATAGAAGGATTAGGGAACGAGCAAAAAGCAACAATAGCCCTTTCTGTTGGGTTTTCTAAAGAGGACATTCGCAAGAAGTTAGAAGAATTAAACGCGTTAGTGCTTGAAGGCACAGGCGACATGAGGCGCGTTCCCGAAGTTCCTGTAAACATTAAGCCAAAGTTTGATGACGAAGCGTTCAAGCAAGTTGCTAACGCTATGATTACAGCCGTTGGCATGGTGAGCGATGAAATGTTTGCACAGCAGTCAGAAGCAAGAGCCGCGCAGCTTTCTGCAACGCTTGAAAAAATTGATGAAGAAAAGCAACACGAAATTGACAAGTTGAAAGAGGCTAATGAATTAGGACTAATCAATAGTGAACAACTAAAAGAACGCGAAGCTGCTATCAACGAGAAATATAGAAAGAAAGAAGCGGAAGCAAAGCTGCAAGCGTGGAAAGCAGACCAGCAAGCGAAGGGAGAACAGGCGCTAATTAACGGACTGTTATCATTTACAATGAGCTTGGCACAGCAAGGTTATCCTGCAGGATTGATAACCGGAGGAATAGCGATGGGATTGGCGGCTATACAAGCAGGCTTGATATTTGGCAAACAACCTCCTGCATTTGCCAAAGGAACGAAAGGAAGTAAAGTAACGCCACATGGTTTTAAGTTGGTTGGTGAAGAAGGACCGGAATTGATTTACGACAATGGCGGCAAAAAAGTTATTACAAGTTCTGATACGGCTAAGATATTAGCGGCATACAATATTCCAACAATGCCGAATGTTCGAGAAATAAAAAATGAAAAAAGCGATAATGCTATTGGATATGCCGTGCCGGCTATTGATTATGACTTACTTGGACAAGCGATTAGCGACAACATCGCTAAGCACCCTAAAGTAGTGATGAATGTAGATAAAAACGGGCTGCAAATTCACACCATGCAGCACAATGTGAAACGCCAAATTTTAAATTCTAAATATACAGCCTAATGACCGCAATACTGCATTTGAAAGGTCTTATCGGAAACCATATCTCTCATAGTTTTGTCTTTGGTTTCAAAACAAAACTTTTGTTTCGCCAGTTGTCCTTTTTCGCAAACGAAACAAGTTTCAGTTTCCTTTTTGCAGGAACTGGCAAAAGCGGCAAACACAACAACGGCAAAAAAAGTAAATGTTATTTTTTTCATAATTCAAATTTAATGCAAAAATAATCAAATGTTTAGATTTACAATAATAGACAATACTTATGACCCACCTGTAAACACGGTTATTGATGAACCTGTAGGCTGGGACGGCATTAAAATTAGATTGAAAAGAGATAAAGATTGGCACGGATTCTTTAATTTCTTCGATGGTGATTTAGATAGTTTTCGTTTTTACGGAGATGCACACCAAATATTGAGCGCGGCATACTTAAACTATGGCATTGATGCTGTTGTAACGCTAAAGATTGAGTATAACTGTGAAGAAGGAGAAGATTACGAACACCTGTACACCGCCAAGTTTGCATTTGACAAAGCAACATTTGTGTGTGGCGAAGATTGCTATACAAATATCGGACTGGAGAATGAAAATTGTTTAATGCAATTCAGAAACAGATATGAACAAAAAGTAAATTTAGACAGCCGTGTAAGCGCTGATAACAAAGCCTGTGAAGCAACGGCATACAGCTTTACGTTTGGCACATTTGTAGCCTCTACCAAAGTAATAAAGGTGGACAACATATTTGGAGAATTTAATACCAAAAGCAGTATAACTATTGGGGGAACAACTTCAAACAATGGTACGTTCACAATTAAAAAAACGTTCATAGACACAAACGGCAAATACACCTTTGTGGTAAATGAAAGTGTAACAGATGAAGACTTTGAAAGCGAAACATCATTCACCATTTCGGTGTGTGCTTATATCAATTTGCTTGCAGATTATGGTGGCATAGGTTGTCAAACAGTTCTTAAATCTAAAGCTATAAACTACTTAGGAGAAGCTGATTATTCAACCGATTATGATATTGATTTGCTTCCTGCATTTTCCGGAATCGCCCCAAATGGGAGCGCATCTATGATGGCAGACGTAGAGTTTAATTTAACCAAAACTTTCAATGAATTTAATACGGTAAATAACACTAAAGCAACCGTTTACCCTGTTTATTCCGGATATGATGCAAGACCTGCGCCAGTGTATGAATATGACGATAATAATCTGCTACAATGTTTGGCAGAGGTTACGGTATCATTCTATGTAAAAGCCAAATTCACAAATGCGCTTGGCGGCAGTATCACCAATGGAGTATTTAGATTAAACGTAATTAAAGGAACTGATTATAATAGCGCAGTAAGCATAACTCCATCGTACACTCACACTTACTCGAAAGGAAGTACCGATACCTACATTAAAGAGCAAGAGTTCTACGGAACAGATATAACGGTAACTTTGTTACCTGGCGAGAAAATTTGGTTCACGGCAGAATTTGCCACATATATCGATTATCCATTCCCTTCATCTCCTGTTGGCACGGTATCTCTATTCATTCACGATGGCGCGTTCTTTCGTATTAAAGGAAAATCTTTATGCAATAAATCAATAGCAAAAAGTTATTTAATTAACGAAACATTCTCGAGGATAGCAGAGAGTTATACAAACGATTGTCTGCGTGTGTATAGCGATTATTTCGGCAGAACAAATGCACAGCCATACACGTCTGACCAAAATGGGTGTGGAGCGTTGGAGGTGCTTACTAATGGACTTTTAATTCGCGATGTTCGATTAACCAATGGCGAAGTGCCGAGCTTGAAACTTTCATTCAAAGAACTGTTTGAAGCAATGAAAGCAATTCACAACATTGGAATAGGGATAGAAGCAGATAGCCACAGAGTAGGAAGCAGTGTGATAAGAGTAGAGCCGTACAAGCACTTCTACCAAGATGATGTGTTATTTACGTTGGAATTGCCGCGCGAAATAAAACACAAAGTGAACGACAACTTTGTGAACGATATTGCAATAGGCTATGCCAAATGGGAAGCCGAAGAAGTGAACGGGCTTTACGACCTTTTCGCAAAGCGAGAATATAAAACTAACGTATCTTCGAGTAGAGGTAAATATGAGGCTGAAACAAAGTTTATCGCATCGTACAACGCGATAGAAGTAACGCGCAGAAGATTTCAAATGGACAGCCGCGATTGGCGTTATGATAACGATACATTCATTGTATGTGTGGAGAATAAATTCTGTGTGCATGGTTCATTTGCCGGAAAATATATTTCGATAGCATGGGAAATCATAAGGTTAGATAATATATTCCATATTGGCGATGAAATAGTTATTTCAGGTTCAACGAGCAATGACGGCACGTACACACTTTCGGGCGTTTCTGTAACGATAGGCATTGATGGAGACATAATCACTACTTTAAAAGTTGATATTGCAGGGTCATTGATTACCGAAGGTGCAGACTTCTGCATTCAGAACATCACACATCCTATATGTGCAACAGAAGAATACGGATTGGTAGATGGTGTTACAGCCGTTGGAGTTGCTGTGCCCGAAACGGAATACAACCTGCGATTAACACCTGTTAGAAACCTTCTTAGGCACTATCCTTCAATACGCGAAAGCCTTGTGCGCACAACCGATGAAAGCCTTTACTTTACCGATGGCAGCGGCAACATTACAGCCGCCACAAACATTACGGATAAAACTTGCGTTGTAGAAACAGATGCTTTGCTTTCAGAAAATGAAACAATAAACGAAGATGTGTTTGCATCAATTAACGATACTTGGGCAATTGCACAGAACGAAACCATAACATTTGATTACCCGCTAACGCGCGAACAATTTAGGACGTTAATGTCAAACCCTTACGGATTGATTGCTGTTACCTGTGGCACTAAAACAATGCACGGCTGGGTAATGAATATGGAATACGAGCCTGTAGGAGGCTTAACCACTTTTGAGTTGAAATTAAAAAAACAAAACTAACATGGCAAATACTAAATTAGCATATCCTCATAGCTCATTTGTTGTTGGTGGTATGAGTTCAGAAGCACTTATGGTTACTTGTGGATTTGAACCTGAATGCCTACCTATGGCATATTTAAGCGATTGGAGGTTTCAAGTGTTCATAACTGAATATGGTGATATGCCTAATCCTGACGATGCTAATTACAGACGATATTACGTTGGGATAATAGACCATAACCAATGCGGAGGCGATATACCAACAACTTTAAGATATGGCGGCAACGAATTAACCTTCATAGACCTAAGTATGCACCCTATCACAATGCCTAATGGTCAAGTAATTAAGGGTGTACTTAATCTAAACAACGTGCCAAACCCATTTGTGCAAATTGTCTATTCTGAATTTGAAGAGGGCGAATGGCAGCCCGAACAAATTACACCCATAGCAGTTGGGGAGTGTTTTCGCTTGTCAATTTGGGAAGATATTATCGCAGAAGATACAGATGATGTAGTCCTTCAAAGGCGAGTAATATCATGTACTAATTGCTTCGTGAAGGTAGAACCGGATAATTGCTATCATAGCTATTTTTCTTATAGCTGCAATGAAAATTCTTATGGGTTCTTATATAATGTATTTGTTGGAGACCCAAGAAATGGCGTTACGGCTTCGTTTAAAAATTATGGATATTTGCCGTTTTATCTTCATTCCCCCAATTTGCCTTCGGAAGAAAAAAGTTATAAAAAATCAGATGGAACAAACATTAAGCTGTACGAGCGTGTAGATGAAGAGTTTACCCTTGAAACCGACTACATGGATTCGAGGCTGCATAAGTGTATGAAGGTAATGTTAGGAAGCGATGACCTACAAATATTTAACGATTATTTCAGGCTGAAAGAAAGTGTAGATTTTATATGCAAAGAAAGCTACGATATAGCATGGGAAAAAATAAAACAAAAGCCAATGCAAAGAGCGAAAGCAACTACGAAAGTATTAAATAAATATCCATTATATTTGTTAAATACTAATTGCAAATAATGGCACAAAAAACAAACAGAGGCGGCAAGCGAGAAGGAGCAGGCAGGAAGAAAGGAACGCAAAAACTTGAATCTATACAAGAACAGTATCAGGAAGAAGTTAAACCATTAACAAGAGGCATTTTACTTGTTGCGCTCGGAGATAGTATGTATGGTAAGATGGCAGCGAATGTAGCAATATCAATAAGATACAATGATGCCAAATTGCCAATACACTTAGTCTATTCAGAAAGTTCAATAAGCCACTTAACCGATGCACACAAAGCCTTATTTACATCATTAAGCGTTTGCCCTGACGAATACATGACTAAGAACGGGAAACGCAACTATTTCAAGGTAAAAACGTACTTGTACGATTTGTCGCCATTCGATGAAACAATAGTATTAGACGTTGATTTGATTTTGTTTGGAGGCAAAGATTTGAACGCTATTTTTGATAGAGTTAAAACAGTTCCTATATCGTTTCAGAGCAGAGGATTTTACGACTGTAACAATAAAAAACTAACAGGCAATTATACACATTGGTTCAATGTTGAAGATGCTATAACCGCTTATGGGTTGAGCGGTAAAATATATCAGTTGAGCAGCGAGTTTATTTATTTCAGGAAATGCGATGAAGCTAAGGCTGTATTTGACCTTGCTAAAGAAATATTTGAAAATCCTAAAATAAAAAGCAGCGTAGAATTTGCAGGCGATTTGCCCGATGAATTTGCCTTTAATATTGCAATGGCAAAACAAGGACTTTCGCCAATAAAAGACTTAGATATACTATTGTGGTGGAGCTTAATGGATAAGAACATAATATGGACTGATGTAATTAAGAACTATATAGGCACTAGCATTGGAGGCATAAACATTACATCAAAAGATTTAACCATATATCATAGCATCATAAAGCATCAATTAAAATCACTTTCAATTCCTTATCACTTTCAAATTTCGCCCAAAAAAAGATGGGCAACAAATAGAACATCAATATGATAGACATTAACATCTTAGAGCCTTATTTCAGAGGCGCAAAAAAACATTCAGCGTATGATAAGACAGTAGAGCTATATGATGCGCTTAAATTACACGCCAATGGCGAAAAACCTGAAAAACTATTAAGTGATTACAGACCTTCGGAAACGAAAGAAATTCGAGATTATAGGTTAAAGATTTTCGAGCCTGTTACTATGGAATACGTGCGGCAAATAATCAATGTCCTAAGCAAGATAAGAAGGGCTTCCGATTGGAATATAAAATACAACTCTCCCAAAAATGCAAAAATATCAGAACAAGAAACGCTCGAAAAATATTGCGAAAGCAATTTCCCTTATTATTCGAGTGCTACTAATTGGGTGTTTTCGGTATTATTAAAAAACTATCTGATTGATAGTAATTGCTGTATGCTTCTATCGCCTATTGAGGCAATAGAAGCAGCGAATGAATACATTAAGCCGTACCCGATTGTATTCAACTCGAATCAAATATTTGAATTAAATTCCGAATTTGCAGTATTAAAAAGCAAAGAAAAAAGTTCATATAAATATGGGAATAGTTACAGGTATGATGGAGAAGTCTTTTTTGTTGTAGATAAAACGACTATTGCACGTTGGGAGCGAAGCGAAAAAAGCTATTCATTAGTAAGTGAGTACAAGCACAACTTAGGTAGGTTGCCTATCGTAAGAAGTACTGGATTGTTTTTCGATTCATTCGATAAATATGCAATATATGAGAGCCGTATAAACGCAATAGTTCCGAGATTGAATAAGGTTGTTAGGCAAGATAGCGACTTAGATGCCGCAGTAGTTACGCACCTATATCCCGAAGCGTGGGAGTACGCAACACAACCATGCGATAATTGCTTCGATGCAGAAGCCGGTATTTGCACCGGGAAAGTAAATAATAATGGGAAAACTGTTGTTTGTGGGAAATGTAACGGAACTGGTATTATTGCCAATGCAAGCCCATACAAAAAAATGGTAGTTAGGGGCGCAAACATAAACATGGGAGAGCAGCAAGCACCTATTCCTCCAAAGGGCTACATATCCAAACCGATAGAGATAGTTAAGATGCAATCGGAGTTCATAGAAGCAAATGCGTACAAGGCTTTGGCGGCAGTTAATATGCAATTCTTGATGCAGGAAAAATTAACCCAAAGCGGCAGGGCTAAAGAAGTGGATAGAGATGAATTAAATAATTTCGTTCATGCAATAGCAGAAGATATTGTGTATATTATGGATAATATTTATTCAATTATCTGCGATATGCGATATTCGATAGTAGAGCCTTTGCAAAGTGAAAGAAACAAAATGCTCCCGTTCATAAATGTTCCTGAACGCTTCGATGTACTATCATTAAGTTATTTGTTCGATGAGGTAACGAAAGCAACTAATGAGAAACTAAACCCTGTGATATTGCAATCAATGTTAATTGAGTATGTTGGAAAGAAATTTTACGCTCAAACGGATATTAGAGATATGCTTACAGCCTCATTGCAATTAGACCCTATGCCATGTAAGACCGAAGATGAAAAAGCCATGATAAAACAAATGGGAGGTGTAACAGATAACGACTATATAATAAGTAGCAAGATGCCTTATTTCATTCGCAAGGCTAAAGAACAGCATGATGATTTTTATTTATTTCCGAGAGAAAAACAACTCGAAATATTGAACGAGTACGCGGAAGAAGTGAAAAATGAAAACAAAGAAACATCAAGCATAACAATAGGTAATGAAGATATTCAATAACAATGGCTAATATCACAACCAAAGACATTGTAACAGAAATTGAAAGAGCAATTTCGGGATTCAATAAAATGATGCCAAATGTTCAAAATAAACTCGTGGCTGAAATTGAATTATTATTGAAGGACATTGAAGCAAACAAAAGTGGAAGTGTAAAAGTATCTGTTGCCAATATAAGGCTAATTGCAAAAATCAAAAACAAAATACAAACGCTATTCAGAGATGCAGAATATTTGAAGTCTGTTACTATATTTATATCCTCTTTCGACAAACTTACTAAGTTGCAGAATAAATATTTCAAACAACTTGAAAAGAAATTTGAGCCAAAAAAATTGTATGATGAAATACGGAAACAAGCCAAAATAGACACAATAGAAACTCTTACAGGCGCAGGAATGACAGCAAAAGTTAGTAAGGTTGTTAATGATGTGTTGAAAGTGAACATCACAACAGGAGCTAATTACAGTTCGCTTTTGAAACAAGTGCGCAAGGCATTAACAGATACTAAGACAGGAGAGGGGCTGTTCGTGAAATATGCAAAGCAAATTACGACAGATGCGCTAAATCAATACAACGCGCAATACGTGAACGCTGTTAGTAATGACTTAGGTCTAAAATGGTTCGTATATGATGGAGCGTTAATTGAAACATCTCGGACGTTCTGCGAAGCGTGTGTAGCGAAAGAATACATTCATGTATCTGAATTTCCTAAAGTAGTTAATGGCGATTTTGAGGAATTTAAAAAATTAGATGGAGCAATAAATAGCAAAACCAACCTACCGGCAGGAATGATTAACGGAACAAATGCAGAAACGTTCCATGTGTACAGAGGCGGCTATAATTGCGGACACCAATTATTACCAATATCAGAAATAGCTGTACCGATTAAGATACGAGAAAAAGTGTATAGGGAAAATAAAATACGGCATATAAACGGCATTGCTAACTACTAAGCATTATATCGCTATTACTCCCATTTAGGTGAACTAAATGAGGCATACAACCACAAGCGTTAATCTCGTTTATTCTTAGCCCTATTTGGTTGTCATACACAGTATTCATTGGTATTAAAAATTCAAGAACCTTTTTTATTGCTGAAACTTTGTAAATTATTCCGGTAGTGCATACAGGATAATTTACCGAAATCAAATCAAACCCATTAAACGACTTAATAATATCGCCTCTTTCTTTGCATTCCGCAAAAAACAAATAACACATATCGAAATCGCATTGCAATATATCAGATACCTTATGCTTGAAATTATCGCACAATACAGCATCGTCTTCTAATAGCAATACATATTCATCTTTTGAATGGTTCAATGCAATAGTAGCCAATGCCATATAGTAAGCCACATTGAAGCCTATTTGACCGCTTTTAAGCCATGATTGTTTTTCGTTTTTCAGCTCAATATCGTTATTGGGATAACCGGATAAAAAAGAATAATTGAATATGCCTTGCTTATGCAATGAAGCAACAACACTCGCACGCCTATCTGCTCGATGAAGCAAGCTGATTATGTATGTTTTAAATGATAAATTCATGCTTTTCTGATTAACTTAGTTATTGCTTCGCTCATAGATACCTTGCCTCTTTTTGTTTTGGTTTTTATCTCAAAAATTGTTTGCTGTATCTTAACGAATACGTCTTGCGGTACTCTATCATAGAATATAACTTTACCTCTTTTGTTCTCTGATTTTTGTTCCTCCATGCTTGCAAATATAGCAAAAACAATACTTGCACAAATAACTTATTGAATAATCGTTTTATTTTTGTTGCATGGCTAAAAAATTAAATGACATCTTAAAGGAAGTTATTAATAAAGCAGGACTTGACTTGAAAGATGCTAAATTCGCAAATTTATTATCCGTGCAAACGGATATTGAAGACACGCTTTTTGATGAAATAAAAGCTGCGATTGACAATAACTTAATGGACTTAGCAGGAGCAAGGAATCACCCTGCGCTTAATTCAGACATCACGAAGAGAGTATTAACTCCTATCGAAAAAATAATTTCTACTATTGTAGATGAACATCAATTTGATGATTTAAAAACACTTTTCGCAAACGAAAAAAGTACATACAAAAAACTCGAAACTATAATTCCAAAACTATTAGAAAAGTCGGGGGAAAAAACAAAACAATCAGACGTTGAAAAACAAAAATTGTTAGATGAGATTAAGCGATTAAATTCAGACAAGGCAGCTTCCGATGAGGCGTATAAATCAGAACTTTTAAAACTAAAAGAAAGCTCTGAAAACAGCATACTCAATTACGCTGTTAATGCTATTTTAGAAAGCAAAAATTATGCTTTAGATACATTACCAAAAAGCGTGAACGCCTTAACTGCATTGAATTTGCTTAATGCTGAATTGCAAAGCAAAGGCGCAAAGATAGTGCGAAGCGATAACGCAATTAAATTGGTTCGTTCAGATAATACTGAACTCGAATATATGGAGGCTAATAAGCCCGTAAATTTTGATTTGTTTGTAGATAATGTTTTGTCCGCAAACAAACTATTGAAAGTTTCTGACCCGAAGCCAAACGGCTCACAGGGCAATCAGCCAATAGTTACTATCCCTGCTCAACAAGGCAATGAGAATGTAGCTGCGGCAAACCAAAAACACCTTGAGGCTCTAACAGCTTCTTTTAATTAAAAAAAATATGGCTAACGGTTTTGCACCTTATTTATTAAAATCTTTAATTACTATTGCCGGACAAAATTATCCCGGATTCAAATTAACTCCTGCTGGGTTCACAGCAATGCTTTTGGAAAATTCAGATATTGCAGACTTGCGATTAACAAATGCACAAGGGCATCAAAAGGACGTGAAAGTAAAATACAAAGTTCGTAATACAGAAGCGACTGTATTCGAGAACGATAATTGTGATATAGACTTTGTTCCTGCTTACAAAGAAGCATCTCTAAGTGCAGACAAGTTCGTAAAAACAGGGTTTCATATATCTCTCGATACAGTATCGAAGTATATGGAAGAGGCTTCTCAAAAGCAAGCATTAGGTATTCCTTCAACTCCGGTAATAAAGGAAATTACAGACACTATTGCACACGCGGCTAACTCTATTGTTATGGCTATTAACACCAAGTTGCTAACTGCCGTAACTTGGGGTACGAACGTAACCACAGGCAACAACGCGGCAAAAACATTGAATATTGGCAAAGATAATACAAAATACGTGTTGGATAGCGGCTTCCCTATGTTGTTCAACGATGCCTTTCAAAACGAGTTCAATGGACAGTTGTTAATCGTTGGAGGTGGTATTATGAACGCCCACGAATTAACGCGACTGCAAAACGCGATGTTCGCTGCTCAAAACGGAATAGATATGGCTAAATTTACGGGGTACAAATTTTATCCCGACATTAAGAGCCAATCTTCTTGGGGCGCAAACCAAATAGGAGTATTTGCTCCTGGCACAATTCACTTGGTGGATTTTCAAAAGTATGTTGCTTTCCAAAGTGGCAAACTTGGCAACTCATGGTTCGCTCAAATATCATTACCGGTTAGTACAGGCGCAACACAAACCGAAATGACATTCGATGTGCAAGTTAAAGAGCTTGATTGCCCTACACCATTATTCAATTCGTACGGGGAAGAGAATACGTATGATAGAGGGTATGGAGTGTATATAAGCAAGCGTGTAGGCTTATTCCAAATTCCGAGCGATGCTTATGCTTCCGATGACCGATTAACAGGGGTAAACGGAGCGTTAAGATACAACGTTACTAACAACTGCGAAAGTTGCGAATAACTTTTTTGTTTCTGATTGTTTAATTTGTTTGAAGGCGATGGGGATTTGCTTCATCGCCTTTTTTAAAAAAATTATTGCTCAATGGATTGCCTTGTTAATTTAATTGGTTTTAGATATTGTGGAGTACAAGAGCCTTCAAGCGGATTGTACTTGAATGATATTGCAGGAATTTCAATTAAATCATTAGACAAGATTGCTAATGAAGAGCAAGTAACGTTCTTTGAATTGTGGAAGCAAATAGAAAGAAGAAGTATAAATCTACTTCACACATCTGTTGTTAATTCATTAAGGAAGCGGTATAAGATAAGCAGAGTAAGCGAAACCGAAAAGATTGGAACAAATATTGATTCTACCAACAACCAAACACCACACGCTGCCGAATGGAGAGGGATTATTGTTACATTATCGAATAAATCATTACTCCAATTCATATCAATACAAAATATCAAATTGTATGTAAAGAACACCGCAACGGTAGCTGTTAAAGCGTTTGAAGTCTTAGCTGATAATTCCTTAATAGAACTAAAATCAATAACAACAACGTGTGCAATAGGGTTCAATTATATCGGTATTGACGGCAATTTTTCTGGTGTAAAAAAAATATTTATTGCGCATGATGCCACCGAAATAGATAGTGTTAGCTCTACAATATCAAGCGGCAGTTATACTGATTGCTGTTCTGATTGCATTGATATTTGCAACCATTCTGCATCTGTGAATGGTGCGAGAATAGCGCAAGGAAGCAATGTGTTTAGCTTTGCCAATAATACTTTCGGGTTGAGCGCAGATATAAGCATACAATGCGACTTCACCACTTTACTTTGTGCGACTAAAAATCTATTTGCCGCACCATTGCTATATTTGGCTTCGAGAGAAATTATGAATGAACGGATATATAGTGATAGGCTTAATAGATATACTACTATTGATGCAAAAAAAGCAAGGGAACTAAGAGATGAGTACAATGCTCAATTTGTTCAAGAATTAGAATCCGTACTGAATGGGATTGAATTAAATACTTCTGATTGTTGTATATCTTGCAATGCACTTGTAACACTACAAGCCAATTTGCCATGAGAATAAAATTAGATGCAAGCACATTCATTAAGGTAATGAAAGAAACTGTTTTGAATGTCAAAAGCGAAATGGTAAGCAATGTAGTTCGCACAGTAGCATTAACCCAAATGGCAACAATGAGGAGAAGAATACATCAGCAAGGAAAAGCCAGCGATGGTAGTTTGATAGGTGAATACTCAACAGAACCAATGTATGTGTCTATGTCTGCTAATATTGGAAGCATTAAGATGTTTGGCGAACCGGTTGGCAAAACAGGTAAATCAAAGTTTAAAAATGGGAAACCTCACAAAAGCAAGTATTTCAAAAATGGATATAAAGAGTTCAAAACAGCTATTGGCAGAAATGAATTAGGCACAGTAAATCTAAGTTTAAGCGGTCAATTAAATAGAGAGTTCACGCTTATAGCAACAGAAAAAGGTTGGGGTCTTGGGTGGGAGAATAGCGATATGTTAGAACGAGCGATTTTTTTTGAAGATAAAAAATACAAAAAGAAAATTTATTATCCGACAGATGATGAACTTGAAACAATGAAGGACGTAGCAAAATTTGAATTGACAAATGCCTTATCTAAAGCAACAAATTGAATTAGTGGTAAACGAACTTAGGGCAACAGCTTTAAGCGATGTTCGATTCCAAAACGGGAGGTTTGAGGCTATTGCTAATGATGTAGCGAGAACCAACGATAGCGGAGGGATAGAAGTATTTCCTGCTTCAATAAACAACAATGAAGTAACTGAAGTAACGGTAGATGATACATACCCTATAATTGTTTACAATAGGGTAATGAGAACGCAGCATTTTATACCAAATAAAGATTATGCTGGGTACAGAGGAACAAGAACATTTGTAAAAATGATAGTTTACGGGAAAAGAAGTGCATTGAATATCACGCAAGAGCAATTAGCCGCAGTAATAGAAGTAAATTTCCCTGAAAGTATAAATTCGAGCAAAATAAAAGATTTGAAGTTAAGCAATATGTCAGTAACGATTACTGATACAAACTTAAATTCTATTCAAGTATTCAATGAGGAATATAAGGGGTTTAAATTTTGCTTGTCAGAAAACGATTTGTATTTTTCTATAAATTATCAAATAGAAGCAACCTTCCAAAAGGGTTGTTTTAAAATATGCGATTGTAAATAAATTTTAAACAAATAAAAATAAAACCATGAAAAAGAAAAAAATGAAATTCAACGAAATAGCCTCAATGATTATGATAGGCTATTATCCTAACACTTGTGCAGAAGATGTGCCTGACCACGTATGCGACCCCTGCGAAGATAAAGAGTTTGGGCGAGTTAGAAGTTTCGGCTTCATAGATAAGAATTTCCAATTCTTGAATAATGACAAAACTAATGCAGCAGAATGGGTAAGAGGGATTGAAGAGAAAAGCATAATTCTTATACCTAATTCAAGAGGCGAGATTGGCGAACCTTCCGAGAATATGCTTCCAGGATATGGAGAAGTTGAAGAAGAATTAGTGAACTACACCAATACCGCCACATTGTACGACCCGAACTACGCGACAAACTGCGAGTTTTACAATAAGATTAAGAAGATACGCAACACGTATTTATCCTTCTTTGTTACAAGCTCTAAGGTCCATATTACTCCTGTTCCTGTATCAATAGTCCCTAAGCAAGTAATTGCAGACGACCTTAAGACGGTAATTGATTGGAAGGTAGTAGTTAAGTGGGTATCACCTGATTTGCTTTGCCCAATCGAGAAGCCGGAAGGTGTATTCGAGAATTGTTTTATTCAGGAGTAATTCCTAACCCATGCGGGGATTGCTCCATAGATAACGAAATGGGAGATTGTTTAATTACCGAGCAAGGCGGCATCCTTGAAGAAGAAATTTGCGAATAAAATGGGTAAAAAAATATCACAATTACCGAGTGCATCATTACCACTAAGTGGGAATGAGATGATACCACTTGTGCAAGGCGGAGTAACAAAGAAAACGCCATCAAATACTTTGCTTAAAGCCAAATCTATTTCTGTTAAGAGTATAGATTTTGTAGGTTCTATTTATCAAAATAACCTATTAAAAACATTATCAGCAGATGTAGATTTTTGGGTTTTTAGTGATGAAGGAAGCGGAGTATTATTGAAGGTGGGAGATGGTTACACATTCGACACTGTACAAGGAGCACTAAATACAAGCGTTGGCGATTATCGAATTTTAATTTTTTAAAAAAAGCATTGAATGAAAAAAGTAATATTATCTACGATTGTCTTAATGATTTTTGGTGTTGTATTAGGTCAAGACAGTACATTGAATAATGCAGCATTGATAGGGCAATCGAGCAGAAACCAAAAAGTAGGCAAAGGGCTACAAGTAACTGACACATTGATAGTGAATGGTAAAGCGCGGTTTAATGGGCGAGGAGTAGCGATAGGCGGCAATTATTATCCAAGTGCAGCATTAAGCATTACAGACACAAGCAAAGGCGTGTTAGTACCAAGATTAACAGCAGCGCAAATGGCAGCGATAGCTGCACCTGCGAATGGGTTGTTGGTGTATAATACGAGCGTAAATGCTTTTCATTTTTGGAATGGTAGCGCATGGCAGCTAATAGGCGGAGGCATAGGCGAACTGATGTGGAGCGATACTATAAGCACTTTAGCGACTAAGAGCGACTTAGATAGCTTAGGAGGAGGCGAATTAGCATGGAGCGATACGGTAAGTACATTAGCTACTAAAAATGACTTAATAGGAATTGGAGGAAGCATAGATACTACCCACTTTGGGCATATAGTGGAAACGGGCGGCAGGTATGGAGATATGTATAATACGAATACTGATTTCCCGACCAAATATTTAGGCATGAGCGGCAAAGGAGCAGGATTCTGGAAAGATGCTCCGGGAGGATTTATGGGAGCGATAATGTTTGATAACTCAATTACAGGCGATAGCACTTATGTGCATATAGGCTATATCAACACAAGCACTTTTTGGAAAGTAGGCATGAGTATAGAAGAGCAAACAGATACTACTAATGCAGAAGTGAGTTTAGACGCGCCTACCATTGTCTTAACTGCAAGCGATATGGTTATTGATGCAGACTCTGTAAGCCTCAATGCAAGCACAGATATAAGCCTCAATGCAGATTCCAATATACACATCAATGCAGATTCCAATATATACATAGGTGCGAACCAACATACAAGCATTACAGGCGATTCAGGTGTGTATATTGAAACTCCTATACTTATTTTGAATGGAGCGTTAGAGTTGTGGGAGATAGACAGCGCAACGCTGTACGCTACAACACCTTATGATGGAACGATACGCTATTGCAGCGATTGCACCAGCAACGGCATTACAGGTAAGTTAGTGATGCGCTTGGGGTCTATGTGGCGCAGACTTGCATTTGAATAACTTTAAAAAAAACTCTTAAAAACAACATGGAATTACTACATAATATAATAGGCGATGTTAGCGTTCAATGGTTCATAAGCATGATGCTATTTGCGCTTGTTGGTGCTACTATTAACCTCCTTCTTAACGTTTCAGAGCGGGATAAAAATAGCGATAATACACCGTACCACTTTAGCCTGAAATTCATGCTGTTAGATAATTGGAAGCGTATGTTAAGCACATTGCTTCTTATATTTGTTTTTGTTCGGTTTATGCCTTTGGTGCTTTCTGCCGATATTTTAAGCACAATAAAAGATGAAGATGCCTTATTGTTCATGGCTCTTATTATTGGGTATTCATTCGATAAACTAAGCGAAATTTTGAAAGATAAATTAAATATCCTAACTGTAAACAGAAGCAAAATAAACTAATGGAACAATTTTTAGGCGGGCTTGTAAACAATGGAATAGCAGGTATCATGCTTGCTTTCTTTGTTTGGTATTTGGTTCGTAGAGATAGCGAACATAAAGAGGAGCGAAAGGTGTGGATAGCGCAAAATGAGCAGCACTTCACAGCTATATCTGTACTTATTGACAAGAACACAACTGCGTTCAAAGACATGGAGAAGGTGATTAGTCAAAACGAATGTAAATTCAAGCAATAACCAATGTTCAAAGCGATAATAGAATTACTTGCAGCGTTTTTCAAGAGCGCAGATACCGCAGGGAGAATAGCGGAAAAGAGCCTACCAACTCCCGAAACACGCGCTGAAATGGATAAGCGAAAATTCCAAAAGCAAACGGAAGCCGAAATGAAAAAGGCGTTTAGAACTCAACGCAATTTTCTAAATTTAGTATGGAATAAAAATATAAAAATTGAGGACAGAATAAATTTAGTTTATGGGAAAACATGGAGTGAAGAAGATAGGGAGTTGCTTATTTCTCAACTAAAAGCGGCATTACCAAAACATAAATAATTCATAAAATAAAAATCAAAATAGGCATGAAAAAAACATTACTAATCTTATCGTTACTCGCTTTAATTCTATCAGCATCTACAAGCTGCAACAGCTCTAAAGTGGTTGCAAAAATAAAAGAACATTGCCCCGACAGCAAAATTGAAAAACTACCAAACGGGCAGTATAAGGCAACGCTCAAATGTGTGAACCTATATCCAACAGAGGAACTAAAAAAATACGCTTCCGAAGGTCGTATATTCTACGATTGGCGAAATGCTGAATTATATGCAGTCGTTACTTCTGCTGATTCTATCCCAGATATTGCTTTCATTTTTAAAAAAATAAGCAAGGCAATAAAAAAGCAAAAGCAATAATTAAATGGCTTCATTTGACATCGCATATAATCTTACAGCTAAAAACGAAGGAGGTTATACCGATAACCCCGATGACAACGGCAATTGGACTGGCGGCAAAAAAGGCATTGGTAAATTAGTTGGTACTAATTATGGTATTAGCGCACCGGTACTGATGAAGCATTTGCAAAGAGAGCCAACAGTAGATGACGTAAAGAATATTTCAGCGAAGTTAGTGAAAAATATATATCGCTTCGATTATTGGAACGTAATTAGGGGTGATGAATTATTGAGGCAGAACATAGCCAATATGCTTTACGATGCTGCTGTGAACATGGGATGTAAGCAAGCTATAATATTAGCACAGAGGGCGGCAGGAGTAAAAGAAACAGGAGTAATGAACAATAAAACAGTTAAAACGCTTAATATATGAGATCCTTATTACCGTTATTGTTATCGCTGTTATTTATTGGTTGTTCCGAAAAAAAAGAAAGTAGCATAGAGCAAGTATTAGTGCATGATACGCTGTATATCTACAATACCGATACAGTATTGGTGAATGACAACTGCATAGAATTAAAGCAGCAATTAACGCAAACAATACAACAGCGCGATAGCGTCCAAAATCTTTTATTTGTTTCCAACTATAAAATTGAGAAAGCTAAGTTTTATTTGCGTGTAGCTGGTTCAGATACACAACTAAAGTTCCTGCGTGGTTGGTTAAAAAGGGCTTTGGAGTGAATTGTGTAAATCTTCACTAAGCGATTTGTAATTCAAAGCAGTATATCTCAATACGCGCCAACCTAATATTTGTGCAGCATTATATTTTTCTAAATCGTTTGTAAATCCGGTAATAGTAGTGTGCCTACTCTTTTCGCTCATTAGCCCTTCATATTCAATCGCTATCTTTAATTCCGGTATGCAAAAATCAAAACGCCATTTTCTTTTTGGGTGGAACTTAAATTCCGTTTCATAAGGTTTCCCGAATAATTTTAGCATCATTTCAATTTCTGCTTTTGCTTTTGAGCCTTTGTGCCTGTTTGTTGGTTGCCGTTTTTTGGCAACTAATGCGCGGTACTCTGCTGCTGTTAGTGTTTCCATATTTTTTAAAACGGGCAAAATTCTGTTTCAATTTTTACTATTGATTTTTTCAAATTCTTAAGTGTGTAGAATTTCCCTGAAATCCAATATCCTATCGAATATCCGTTTACTGTTTTTTTAATTTTTCGCATGGTTCGCGCATTGTATAGTTCGCCTTCTTGTGTCCATCTGTATGAATCGTTGAACGATAATTTCCACTTAAAAGTTATTGATTTTGTGATGGTTGTCATTTGGTTCTGTTGCGCATATTTGGGAGTTATGGGCAACCGTAAGACGACCCCGAAAGACCGTCCTACGAAACCCACAATTTTCATAGTAACTCACCATCGACCAAATCGTCTGCTGCATCCGATACGTCTTCGGCAGCACTTTCAAGTAATGATTTGGTAGCATCGGCTTCTTCGCCAGTTACTACATTTACGGCATCTTTTACCACTGCCACTGGTGTAAGTGCAGTTTTTACAACTGCACTAAACATTTCGCTTAAAAATCCCATATTTTTAATTGTAGGTTTTAATTATACTCCGCCCAAAGAGTTTTATCGTTAAATAACGGCAGCCCATAACACGTGTTTTGTGCAATAGGGGCTGACGTGGTTAATTGAACATTTATACTAATATCGGGCTTCTGTGGTAGGTTGACAGTTCCGTATCCGAAATCCCCTACTGCACAAAGCACCTTAACGTTAGCGGCTATACTACGACAACCATTCCCCGTAAAGTTCATAATATACATTTTGTAGTTGGTGTACGGCTTTCAATTTCAAAAACATTCCACTACCTACAAGTTTAAATTTGCCATCAGATGTATAGTATAGTTTATTATTTGGGCTGTGGTAACCCATACCATTGTTTTTAAATCCAAAAGACTTTAAAATATCTTCTGTAATTAACAGTGGCTTTATTTCTTCAAATTTGTAGTAGTTGCCACATAATTTTTGTGCAACACTTTGACCCGATTTTGGTATATAACAGTATGCGGAAGTAGAATTAATTATTTCAACTACTCCTTGTTGGACATAGTTTCCTATTCGCAAATCCCTACCAAGTACAGCCGCTAACACTGCATTGGTGCTATTTGGGCTTGACGTTGTTGTTTCAACTGTTTGCATATATTTTACTTTTAGTTATTAATTTGACCTCTTGTGCCTTGATGCCCAAACAGGCACCAATGCTTTTAACGTTATACGCAAGCACTACCATCCTGCTCCGTATCGACAATTTCACAATGGAGTAAGTCCAAAAATGGTTGTTCGCCAAAAATGACACCGTGTTCTATAAATTCTACAAAGTTTTCGGTATCAAA